CCCTCTTCAACCCCACTTCCATTTATATAGTTTTGTTTAGAATGCTACGGGTTCTTCAGTAGCTTCAGTCTTCTTAGATGAAAGCTTAGTGATCTTTGAAAAATTATTAACGCGAATTTTCAAAGACGAATGCTTAACACCATCCTTCTCCCAAGAGTCGTTCCTAATAGACCCTTCTACCAAAACTAGATCGCCCTTGTTAAAAGACTTTCCAATTATTTCAGCACCAGTATCCCATGCCTCACAAGGAATAAAAGATGTGATCTTATCCTTTGTTCCATTTGCCTTAGTGTACTCTCTTGAGGTAGCAACTGTAAAATTTACAACAGAAGTATCCTTGCCTCCGGTACTAATTGACCTTAGCTCTGGATCTCTAACTAGATTGCCTCTAACAATAACAATATTCATTTCAAAATCTCCTTAAAATTTAAAAAACCAAAACCAACGAACTACAGTATTATACGACGAGGGCGAGAATGCGTCAAGTCATGGGTATATAACATTTCTCTACGACGAGATCACTCTTTTTAAACGACTTAGTACCTTGGAAAATCAGAATATTTCCTTCAAATAATTGATTTCTATATAGGGCAAGTTGCTCTGTAAAAAATATTACTGAGTCTATGTGACCGGTTCCATCAGCTATGCTAACAAACGCCATCTCGCTACCCTTGTTTTTACCATTCTTAATTTTGATTACATTAACATTATCTATCTCTCCTGCAATAATAATAGTTTTTCTCTGAGAATCCTTAAATTCTTTACACGTAGTATTGGTCATACTAACATCATAAGAATCAACTTTAGAGTAAGTTAAATTAATACCTAATAAATTGCTTTCGTTATCGCATATCCACTCAATTTTATCTTCTAACGAATAGGGTGGCTTTATAAGAGACATAGATAATGATTGTATAACATTTCTGCGATTTTGTGTTATTCTAGGTTTCTTAAGCAAAATATTAGCTAGTTGCAATACATTAAAATCTTTTATTCCTATAGAGATTAAATATTCTAATTCTTTGGATGTTAATTGACTAACTATTTCATATTCAAATAACATCTCTGTCCTGCCTTTTGATAGATAATTCAACGCTCCAGAACAAATCAATGCTTTGGCTGCTGTTGAGTTTATGTTTACCAAAAGATATAATAATATCTCTGTCCAGTTTAAATTTTGCACATCTAGGTGCTGTGATATCTCTACTATTTTTTTATAGACAGATTCTCCAACACCCTTAATGTCTGTAAGACCAAAATAGATCTTATTATTTTTGATAACAAAAAACTGATTTAATAATCTGTAGTCAGGAACACAGATATCAATATCCATCTCTGTTGCATTTTTAACCAATTCTTTAATTTCTTGCTGTGGATCTATCTTATCTTTTGCATACTTAAGATATGCTGCAAAAAATATCTTTGGAAAATGTGACTTACTGTATGCTGAAAGATATCCATTAATAGCATAACTTACGGCATGTGATTTGTTGAATGAGTATCTCTGAGATTTTTCAATCCAACTGAAAATTTGTTCAGCTTCATTTTCTGAGACAAGAGCAACTTTTTTACAACCTTCTATGAAGATCTTTTTAAGTTTAGCCATCTCTTCTGGTTTCTTCTTTCCAATAGCTTTTCTTAATTTATCAGCTTCCTGTAAATCGAAACCGGCAATTTTTTGAGCTATTTCCATAGCCTGTTCTTGATAAACCATCTCTCCAAAAGTAGTTTTAAGTATGGGTTCAAGAGCAGAATTAAAATAGTCTATAGACTCCTGACCATTTTTCTTATCTATAAAGTGATTACTAACGGTTTTACCATCTCTAATAGCTTCCAAGCATCCCGGTCTCATGATACTAATAAGAGCAGAAAGTTCTTCTATATTAGAAGGCTTCAGCTTTTTAGCCATGCTTTGTCCAAGACGAGACTCAAGCTGAAAACATCCTTTGGTATTTCCAGACGAAAGCATTTCCCAAGTTCTAGAACAGTCCAAATTGATATTGCTCATATCAATAGAAAAATCTATTTTGGGTATGTCCCCAGTAGACTGTCCGATTACTGGGAATCTACAGCCGCAATCAAATGTATAATATTCCATTTTAAGATGATATGGTATTGAATGAATCCTTAAACTTTACTTTTGCCCCAAGTTTCCTGTGCAGCTTTAGAAATCTAATCATGATTTCTGCTGAGTCTTTAACATCTTTTAGTGCATCATGAGCACCCTCTTTAGAAATACCTAAATAGTCTCTAAGATTATCGAGAGAATAACTCTTTAGGTCTTTTGATGCTTCAAACCAATAAAAAATTAGATTCATAACGTCAATAACATCTCTCGGATAAAATAATGAAGAATTACCTTCTTTATTTACGTTTTTATACTTCACACTTAGTTTTTGCATAATGGGAAGATCGAATCTATTGATGTTATATCCTGCTGCAATTGGTGCTGTGAAGCAAGATTTTCTATCTGATCTAATATGGTACATCTCTAGATATGACGTAAACATCTTCCATCCTGCTTCTTGCTTTGGATAAGATTTCCAAGATTCGAGGATGTCGTCTTTTGCACACCCTCGGACCTTGGCATGGAAATCTAATACATCAGAATCTTCGTATGCATAACTTGCATCTTGATCTAAAGCAGCTGGCTTGAGATTAATATTGAATTCTGAATCAGAAATAATCTCTAGCTTAACTGGATCAACCATAATAGCGGCTATCTGAACTGGACTGCAAACATTAGGATCTTTACCATCTGTCTCTAAATCGAAAACACAAATTTTTTGATTATTAGCCATTTGTAATTACCGAGGTGCCAGGAGCAAAAAAAGTTCTACCAACCGCGTTGGCAACATCTTCTGCATTATGAGATTTACAACAACTAACCTTAACATTATCTATTTTTCTATAAGTTATGTCTGAGCCAGGAACTTTAAATTCTTGACCAACATTCAATTCAGAAAATAGCTTATTCATAACTACCTCCATTTTTCAAAAGTGTACTAACGGCCATTACTTTATCTAACATAGCTACGCCTAAAATATCAAACTTGATGATACCCATAGTTTCCAAGTCTTGCATTTCCATGCCAGCTATTTGTTGTTTATTCTTTGTGTCATAAACCATGGGACACAAGTTCCCAAGTTTTTGATCAGTAATAACAATTCCGGCCGCATGTTTAGACTGGTTAACCTTGGTGCCTTCAAGTCTGATCGCCTGCTCAAACCGTTTTGCTAGAGGACCAGACAGAAGACCATCGTCATTAATATAACACCAATTCTTGAGTTTGTCAACATTATTTTCTAAGGCCCACTGTATTATGGAAGCTTCTCCGAATTCTTCTTTCATTTCTTGAAGTTCGTCGGCAATCTTAGCTTCATCTGGTATGCTTTTGGTTATTTCATTCATTTCGTCGAAAGTAATATCTCCATAAACTCTTAGAACGTCTTTAAGAGCCCCTCGACCTTTAAGAGTGTTGAAAGTTACCATTTGAGAAACATTTTCTACCCCGTACCTATTCTTAATATAGTTGATGACTTCTTCTCTTTTATTAATTGGTACGTCAACGTCAATATCTGGCATGGAAATTCTACCATCTGTGTTTCTACCAGCATTATAGAATCTTTCAAAGATTAGACTATATTTAATAGGATCAATACTAGTAATACCAATCAAATAAGAGACCAAACATCCAGCCGCCGAGCCTCTTCCTGGCCCCGGTAGCCACCCCTTATCTCTTACAAAATTGACGATATCGGACACTATTAAAAAATAGCTAGACAGACCAGCCCCTTGTAAAACAGACAGTTCAAATTTGATTCTTTCGGCATAATCGTCTTGTTGTAACTTATCGATATTATTACTAATCTTTTCTCTCCAACCATCTCTACATAATTGTCTAAGAAATTCGGCCGGATCATTTCCTTTACATTCAAACGGGGGAAGCATTGGCCTATGAGAAATATCATAATTCTCACACATACTATCTATAAGATTAGTATTCTCTATTTCTTCTTCTGTGTGTATTTTGGACATTTCTTCTGGAGAAAGAATATAGTAATTGTCAGATATAAAAAAGGTAGACATTGGTACAGACTCATGATTAACTATTTTTCTGTTAATGTCTGAGAATGTCATCTTTAGGTTATTACACAACAATATTCTCTGATCTATAGCGTCGTCTTTTTCTGCATAGTGCGCATCCGGTGTGCAGATAATTTTCGTGTCTGTTAGTTTAGCAAGCTGTCTTATGCAGTCTGTTAGAGGAGCTTGTGCCTTATTATAAGACTGGTCCATTAGCTGTGCTTCTAAAAAGAAGTTGTCCTTTCCAAAAGCATTTTTAAGCATACCTATTTTTTCAACACCGATTGTTTGCCAGTTTTTTGAAACAGAATCTGAGTCAGTAATGTGATTAGCTATATACGAACCAAGATGTCCGCAGAATCCTATTAGATTACCATCAAGAAACTCAGAAAGTTTTTCTATACTTAGTCTAGGCTTTCTGTAGAAATAATCTTCTTTATTTGATTCTGAGATAATTTTAACTAATTGTTGCCATCCTTTTAGATTTTTGGCTAACACAAGAAAATGATGAAGCTCATCCTCTTTATTTTTAACAGAGGGGTCATTGTCACAAATATAAAGTTCACAACCTAAGATGGGTTTAATCCCATCCTTTTTAAGAGTGTTGTGAAATTGTACTGTTCCAGCAATATTTCCATGATCTGTCAAGGCGCAAGATCCAACTCCTATTTTTTGACATCTTTTTGAAATTTGAGCCGGTTTACTTAATCCATCTAATAAACTGTAGTGAGAGTGGACGTGTAGGGGAATATAATTTTTCATTCAACGCTTCCTGGTGCCTTGTATTTAGCCACAGTATACCCTGGAACAGTGTATTCGTCAACCACGTTGTTTATACCTTTTAGCTCGATATCGTGCTTAATTTGTTCACATTTGGTCATATGGGTATTTTTTTGACATAGCTGGTTGTCTCTATACTCCAGTATCGGCAAGACACTAGAGTTTTCAAAAGTACTTTTTCCAAAATGGCAAAGTTTACTACACATCCAACTCTTATGCAGTCTTGGTTTTTGTGTTTTCTTGATAATTTCAAATTTATCTCTAAGCATAGATTCAGTCTTAGGAAGATCTGACTTATCAAAGATTACGCTAAAAGCGCCGCCATCATTAATAAAGAAGATTGTAACCATAATATGGTCTATGTGAGGATATAGTTTTTGAATAGCGTAATGATATATTCTTAATTGAGGATCTTCTTCTAATTTCTCTTGGGTCTTTTCTTGACCAGTTGCCCAATTTAATCTTCTTCCAGTTTTCCAGTCAATAATTTCTATAGTGTTATCTCCAACCTGGGTTATTAGGTCGATAGTTCCTTTTATAGCCAAATTACCCTCAAGAGTACCTTCCGCTAATTTATACTTATATTTAGACCAATCCTTCTCTATTACTATATCAAAGTGTTGTTCTGGACATAAAATATTTCTATTTCTAGGATCAAACATTCCATTGTTATACGTTATGGCTTTTTCAACCCAAAGTCTACAATCTGTAAAATCTTTTATAGACCACTTATGATGGGAAAATCTACTACTATAGTATTGATATACTTGTTCAGTTAAGGTATCTATATTGTATGCTTCAACATTAACCATACCCACTATATCATCTTCAAAAGTTGTAACATTATTCTGTTGACTTTGTTTGATAATAGCTAGTATTTCTAGAACCTTGTGTACTATAGTTCCCTTGTCTGCCTTTTGATTGCTTGGCCCCCTATATCCTAATACGTATTCAAAAAAATACTGTTGCTCGCACATAGAATGCGTATTATAAGACGAGCTTCTAAAGTATGTTATTATAATGAGAATATTCCTTTGTCTGATAGAAATTGTAATATGATATTGTTCTTTTCATCAAGATTCATTCCGATATTTTGAATAACCAGATCAAACTTGTTCCAATCGTATACATCTTTATCCAAAGCTCTCTCACTATTAGACTCAGAAGCAAAAGGGTCCAAAGCAAGCCTAATTACATAACCCCCAGCGTTTTGAATTGATTCAACTTCATTAGGAAATCTGCAATCGGCTATAATTGCCAAGTCTACGTCTTCTTTTTTGATTTTATTTATGGTTGCATCAACCCACACGTTGGTTTTCATTTTACGAAATATATTAGTTCCAACATGTTCCATAATTTGTCTAGCAGACATGTGTCCTGATGTTTCAAAAGATTCATTGTAGTCTGGCATATCTTTCCAAGTAATGTCAGTTAATGTATTCTTATGTTCATCACTACCATAGCATTGTTCATATGTTAGTCCTAAAATATTAATACAAATATCTTGTTTTAAAGGATCAGCAAAACTATATATCTTATTACTAAGTCCCAAATTACGAGAATTAACAACTGATTGAACATATTCTGCAGAGGTGCTTTTTCCTGATTGTTTTCTTCCTGCAAAAGCTAAAATCATTTTATCTCCGATATTTTAGGAACAAGTGTATTTCTAATGTCTTCTATACTCAACTCTCCAACATCTGGTCCTTCAAATGAGGGAGAATATATTCTATAGATTTTTTTACATTTTTCAGTAATTTGCTTGATAGCCTTTTGGCCAGCGTCATCATTATCCATCAGAAGTATAATATTCATAGCTCCTGAAGAATCAATTAGTAGTTTTTGTTTATCACTCAAAGAAGATCCAAAGATAGCTACGCTATTATGAATTCCTGCTTCCTCTAATCTCCATACGTTGCCAGGACTTTCTACTAATATAATGGTTCTGCTTTTTTGAACATGATCTTTAGCAAACCAGAAGTTGTAAAGATGCTCTTGGGACTTGAATCCATAATTATGCTTCCATTTACAATATTTCCAAACATCCTCTTTGTCTGGACATTCTGAGGTTGACGTATGATAATGTCCGCATTTTAAGCAAGCACTAAAGACACTTCTTCCAGTGCAACCAACTATAACTTTACCGTCTATCGAATAGATTGGTACAACAATCCTGTTGTGCATCTCTTTGTTTGGATTGTCGCATAATCCTACGTCATACTTATTAAGTATTTCTTTAGTATATCCTCTTTCCAAGTAATACTCAGACGGTATCTGTAGAGATTCTCTTACCTGGGCTTTTGTAATTTTAGATAAAGGACTAGTATTTTGGGTTTGCTTTACGTTTTCTACAATCCTAGCAAATGTATTCTTTTCTGCATCGGCTCTTGATATCTTGATATCCTTGATATTTTTATTTAGCAGGGATAGGCAGAAATCTACTGCCTCTTGAAAAGAAGCTGTTTCGTCACCCTCTCTGTTCCATCTGTATTTAGTTTTTGATAATACTCCTCTGACAAATCCTATGATAGAGCTTTTAAAAGTGCTGTCACAATTATGTGTACGACATCTCCAATTACCTCTATAATAGTCTCCAGTATGATAAATATTAACGGCGGATGGATTATCTCCTCCATGAATAGGACATGACATGGTTATCATTTTGTTTGACATCTTAAACTCTTCAATGTCTAATGCATCAAGGAGGTCTTCGATATTGTCACAAACTTGATCACAAACAACCTTAAGTTTATTTTGATCATACGAACGGGATTTCATTGGTGTTTTCATTTTCTGTATCTACAATAAAGCCATCTTTAGTTTTGCTTGTTGAGTTGTTAATTTCCAATTTTGTTTTACCTTCTGTGATCTTAGCACACCATCCCTTCATGTGACAATTTATATAGTCATTGTCATCTAATCCTCCTCCGTGTCTACTGATTAATGGAACTAGTTTTCTGTTTCCACTATTTGGGCCATCCTCTGCAATTTCTTCATCAGATTTTCTTTTGAAGATAGTGAAGTTACTACACAACCAAATGATTCTGTCTGAACCAGAAGCTGTGTCTGTTGATTCTTTCGTGATACCGTCCCTGTTCAACTGGATAAATGCCACGATAGGTACTTTATACCTGACGGCAAAATTATGTAAACTGGTCATCATAAAGCCAAGTACTTGGTATTCCTTCATATCCTGAGACATTCCAGCAGA